TGCAGTATCAATATTCAAATCTCCTCTTTTAAAGAGGACATTTAAGAATACCATAGAAAGAAAGAGGTTTACCGATAACTCAGCTAATAAAAGATTTTTTCATAATCTTGGACCCGAGCAACAGTTCCTTATTGAATTGTACAAGGATTTAAATAATGGTCCTGACTTTTCTAAATTTGCACTAAAGACATTTTTCATCGATATTGAGATTGAAATGGAAAAGGGAGGGGCATTTCCCTCACCCGATAAAGCGAGGGAACCTATTAACCTTATCACGGTGTATGATACCCTAACTAAAATAACTCATACTTGGGGACTCCATCAGCAATACAACCCTACACTCAACGATTGTATTTATTATCGTTGTAAAGATGAAGAAGATCTCTTGTTAAGGTTTGTTGATTTTTGGAAGATAGATTATCCTGATATTGTTTCAGGTTGGAATTCTGCTGGTTTTGATTTACCTTATATCATTAATCGATGCAAAAATGTCTTTGGAGAAGATTTTATTCACCAACTGTCTCCGGTAGGTAGAGTACACGGTAAAAAGATTTTTACTGCGGGTTTTGGCAAAGAGCAAACCAAATGGATCATAAGTGGAATCAGTTGTATCGATTATCTCGAGATTTATAAAACGTTTTCTGTTGGGGAAAGAGAGTCGTATTCTTTAAATTATATTTCGGAAATGGAGCTAGGAGAAGGTAAGATTGCTTTCAATGCTGCAAGCTTGGGAGAGTTAGCAGCAACTGACTGGAAAACATTTGTTGATTACAATATTCAGGACGTACATCTACTTGTTAAACTAGAAGAAAAATTAAAATATCTTCAAATTGTTCGACTTTTAGCTTATAAGGGTTGCACTAACTTGGAGGCAGCTCTTGGTAAGATTGCTATCGTGACTGGAGCTGTTGCGATCCAGGCTCATAAACAAGGGTTTATTATTCCCACGTTTGGTATCAATAGCGATCGTGAGTCGTATGAAGGAGGATACGTCAAGGAACCTGAAAGAGGATTGCAAACGAGTATAGTAAGTTTTGACGTTAATTCTCTATATCCTAACACAATTATTACTCTCAACATATCCCCTGAAACTAAAATAGGTAAAATCGTAACCGGAGATTTTGAAACATCGGAAGAAGTAACTATTCGTTTAGTTAACGGAAAACTCCATACTACTAAAGTCGAGAACTTTAAGAAGTTTCTGGTTTCAGAAAAGATGTCCATATCAAAAGCCGGCGTTCTATATTCGCAGAAGTCCAAGGGAGTCATTCCAAACCTAATCGACGAAATTTACAAAGAGCGTGTAGATCTTCAAAAACAACTACACACACTAGAGTTATCAGGAAAGAAGGACTCAGACACACAATCGAAAATTACATATTTTGATACGTTACAATACACACTTAAGATTCTCTTAAACAGTATTTACGGAACGTTTGCCAACAAGCACTCTTCGTTGATGGATATTGATAATGCAATGTCAATTACAATTACTGGACAGAATGTAGCTAAAGCTGGGTCTATAATTGTTGATCGGTATATTAATAAAAATTTTGGCATTACTGGGAAATCTGCAACAATTTACCAAGATACAGATTCGGTGTATGTAACAATCCAACCGGTACTGGATAAACTAAATATACCTCTTCTTATTGACGGAGAAATTAATCCGGATGTCAATCAGATTGTCGACAACATCGACTCAGAAGTTAATAAAGAGATTTTGATTTGGGCTAAAAGCGATCTCTATTCAATAGATCCGCGATTTGCGTTTAAGCGCGAAGTTATAGCTGACGTTGGTGTTTTTCTTCAAAAGAAAAGATACATTCTTCGTGTATTAAACAATAAGGGAATCAAAACAGACAAGTTTAAATTTGTTGGGGTAGAGCTCGTAAGATCAACTACTCCGAAAAAAGTTAAGAAGTTTATCGAAAATGTAACTAAAACGGCTCTTCTTACGCGTTCTATCAAAGAAGCGAATGAAGCGTATAGAACAGGATACGAAGATTTTTGCAAGCTCCATCCAGACGATGTTGCGCTAAGAACTTCAATTAACAATCTAGAAAAATATGCAGACGGAGCTTCTCTTTACAAATTCAAAGACGCGACTCCTTCTCACGTCAAAGGAGCTATTGCTTATAACATTCTTATTAAACAGCTTGGCTTGTCCGACAAGTTAGAAGTAATTCAGACCGGACAAAAAGTTAAAAAGATGTATTGTACTAAAAACAAGTATGGATTGGATGCAATTTCATACACAGCAAATCTTCCGGATGAATTTGGTCTCAAAGTAGATTGGGACAGAATGTTTGAAAAGCTTGTGACTCAGCCTGTAGAAAGACTCTACGACGCAATTGGCTGGTCTCTTCCAGCTATCGGAAAAGAATTGCAGACAGATCTCTTTGAATTGTTTGGTTAATGAAATACACTAAACACATTTTTAAGATGTTGCAATGCATTATGGATAACGATTGTTATTTAGAACAATTTTTAGACGAAGATATTAATGAAGAAATATTAACAGCTCTTTGTGCAAATGACTTAGTATGGATCGCAGAAGACGATAGACTGTTAACAACAAATACTGGGGAACAATCACTTTTTAATTATAAATTGACTGTTGAACCTAACAAAAAAAGGAGTAAATTAAAGGAGATATGAGTAATACAACAAATAACTTAGTAGTTTTTCTTGACACAATCGGAAGAACAATCATCGGAAAAGTAACAAACGAAACAAACGAGATTCTCTCTATCGAGAATCCAGCGCTTGTAGCGGTTCAGCCAAACACCCAGACAGGTCAGATTCAACTTCAGATTCTGCCTTTGTTCTTCAGAGAGTTTCAGGCCGATCGTGCTCAATCAACTGTTTGGCACTTTAAGAAGGCTAACATCACAGTTGCTGACGAGATTACTTTTGTAGTCCAGTTTGCTGCTCAGTATGAGCAGTTGTTTGCAGCCCCTACAGCCCCTCAGAGCTCCTCTGAAGTTGTCAAACTTTTTGAAGATTAATTCCCAAAGTTATACATAAATTCGAAAAGGCCTCTTCGGAGGCCTTTTCTTTTGTTGAAATTTAACCAAAAGATAGTAATATATTCAATATGGCTAAACAAAAGAACGAAGAAGTAGTAGAAAAGAAGGGATCCATTGCTGACGCTTTTAAGATTTTAGAAAATCTTAATCCTTCAGCTAAGTCTTTAGACGATGGAAGTTTATCTTCTGTAAACGAATGGATTGATACAGGATCTTATGCTCTTAACGCAATTATTTCTGGATCTCTTTATGGTGGGATCCCAATGGGAAGATTGACAGGATTTGTTGGTCCTGAGTCTTGTGGAAAAACTCTTATGGCAAACAAGATTATGGCTAATGCCCAAAAGAAGGGTATGTATGTAGCATATTTTGATACAGAAGGAGCTCTCGATGAAGCTACGGCCAAGCGTCTTGGTTGTGATACATCAAAGATCAAACACGTTCCCTCCGAGATCACTGAGCAGTGCAGAAATGAAATTGTTCAGTTTTTAGGATCAATTGTTGCTAATAATCTTCAAGGTCAAGTGTTACTTGTTATTGATTCTCTTGGTAATCTTATTACTACACAGGAAAAAAAGAAAATAGATGAAGGAACCGATACGGTTGACATGGGAAATAGAGCACGACAGCTCAAGAGTTTAATGAGAGCTGTTACGCACGCTGCAGCAAAGGCTAACTGTCCAATAATTTTTACCAATCATATTTACGACGATCCTTCACAACTCCATCCTTCAGCAATTAAAAAGCAAGCGGGCGGTTCAGGTCCTTTGTATATGGCTTCTGTTACAGTACAAATGGCTAAAAAAACCGAAAAGGCTGAAGATAGTAAAAATAAAGATTCTAATTCAGAAACCACAATTCTTTCTAAAGGCATCAATGGTCTTACATTAAGAGCTTTAACAACGAAGAATCGCTTCGTAACTCCATTTTTAGAAATCGAAATGTATTTAAATTTTAGAACTGGTTTAAACAAATATTCAGGTCTATTAGAGATGGCAGAAGGTTATGGGGTTATCGAAAAGCAAGGTCATCGCTATGCATTCAAAGGAGAATCTCTCGGATTCTTTAAAGATTGGAAAGACAACGAAAGTGTTTGGAAAAAAATTATGCCCGCTCTTGAAGCTAAATTGCAAACCGAGTTGTGTTTCAAAAACGAATCAAACGAGTCGTTTTTGACAGATCTAGATAATGATATTGACGACGAGCTAAAGCAGTAAAATAAGAGCTAAAAAGATAAATATATGCGTGAATATTATTGAAAGAAAACTTAAAGAATCGGGGTTAGTTTACGTTACAGATTGGAATCTGTCAGAAATAACAAATTTGGAGTGTATAAAAACTTTAAGTAAAGACAGCAAAGGAAAATTTCCATATTTCTATACGTGGTATGCAAAATACCAAAACAACACATTTAAATTAAATTTGTGTAGAAAAAAAGAGGTATATCCTTTTATCTTTCATATCTTTTGTAAAGATTGTAACATTTCTTTAAAAGAAAACGTAAAAATTAGTTCATTGTTTGCTTTTACTACTTCGGATATTAATGAGTTAAAGTATTCAGAAAGGTTTTCAATAAGATGTAAAAAATGTTCTAGTAAAAGAAATGGTACAGAAACAAAAGATAAAGCCAGACAAACGTGTCTAAAGCGTTTTGGATATGATTGCAGCTTTAATAAGCCAGACTTCCACACCAAATCAAAAGAAACCAAAATACAAAAGTACGGATTAAACTATCAAAGGAACGCCGCCAAAAAATCTCAACAGACATATTTTAACAAAACTGGATTTACACACAATATGAGAAATCCTGATTGTGTAAAGCATCATGTAGAAAACCGACGACTAACCATTTCACGTTGGAATCCAGACCGAAAGTGTGAATTTAACAAAAAAAGACTTCTTTCATACTCTAAAGACGAATCTCAAGGTTTATTCGGTAAAAAAAACAAAAATAAAAACAATCGTAGCAAGATTTCTATAGATTTTTATGAAAATTTAGTTAATAACACCCAACACTATATATGTGTCGAAGAACAGATCGGAAGATATATAGTAGATTTTTTAATTCCAAATGTTTGTATAATTGAGTTTTACGGAACATTTTGGCACGCTGATCCTAGAAAATTTAAAGCAGACGACATAATTCGAGTTAGAAACGGAGCAAACGACAATCCCACAGCTTATAGTATATGGAAAAGGGACACAGACAGAATTAAATTTTTAGTAGAAGAAACCAAACTCCCGTGTATTATTGTATGGGAAGATGATTATAGACAGAACAAACAGAAAACTATCAATAAAGTTTTGAAAAAGATAAAATGTATTCACAACAAACATTTAACGCATGAGTAAAACTCCTATTCAGCCCAAGCTTGACTTGGATTATTTTGAAAACATTCTATTGTTTAATGCCTTATCAGACCCAGAGTATTTAAGCTCCATTGTATCTCACTTAGATCCATCTCTATTCGTAGATAAAAGCATCGGCAAAATTGTTAGTAAAATAACTGAGTTCTTTTCTCAAAGAGGGTCTGTACCTACAATTACAGAGCTTAAAGCTCGGATGACGTCTGATGACGATAGAAAGGCTTTAGATGACGCAAAATCAAAGATAGCACAGTTACAAACTTCATTTAACAAGGATGAACTTGCTATAAACACTGAGCGCTTTCTTAGAGAGCGTTTTATATACAAGACTATTCTTAACGTAGCTGATAAGTTTTCTGATCAATCATTTCAAATTGAAGAAGCACTTGTTGAGTTTGAAAAGGCATACAATATTACACTTTCCGAAAACCTCGGTCATTGGTATTTTGAGGACATTGAGCGTCTTACAAAAGAGCTTACTTCTACGTATAACCCTATTCCAACCGGGTGGAAATTTTTTGATGATAAGTGTGAGGGAGGACTGTTTCCGAAAACACTTACAGTTTTTGCTGGCCAAGTCAACGTGGGTAAATCAATTGTATTAGGAAATATTGCAGCAAATATGGTACTTGCTGATAAAAATGTTTTGCTTGTTACATTGGAAATGTCTGAGTTCATGTACGCAAAGCGCATTAGCAGCCAACTCACACAAATTCCTCATGGAGATTTGAAAACCTTTACTAATGAACTGAAAGAGCAAGTAGACAATATTAAGAAAACTCTTAGCAGCCGTTTAGTCATTAAAGAATATCCACCGAAGACTGTTACCGTAAGACAGATCGATTCGTTTATCACAAAACTTAAACACAAAGGGTTTGTTCCGGATATTATTGTAGTTGACTACGTAAACTTAATTCATCCTATTGCTAAGAATCTTAATTCATACGAATCTGTGAAGGAAATTTGTGAGCATCTACGAGCTTTATCCTTTAAACATAGTCTGCCAATTGTCAGTGCTACACAACTCAATAGGGGGTCGTTCAACACTGTGAGTCCTGGTATGGAAGGAGTATCTGAGAGTATTGGACTAGCTGCTACAACGGATGTAATGTGCTCTATTTGGCAAGATGAAGAGAGCCGCGAGATGGGAGTTATCAACATGGGAATGATGAAAAATCGTTTTGGTCCTAATTTTGGCTCTGGGGCCTTTAGATGTAACTACAACACATTGACTCTAAAAGAAACGTCGTTGGATTATTTTGAAAATGATACTCCATCTACAGACAATGTTGTCAGAAGTGTTGATG